TAAGAGATTCATTTTAGTATTCGTAGAACTTAACTGTTGGGTCCAACTGCTTCAGCTGAGCCGCACACTTGTGCAAGCGGCGTAGCTTCTTCATTGCTTGAGCTTGTGATATCTCTCCATCACAGTGTAGGTTCTCTGGGCTTAGTTCACTGTCAATGCCCTGTGCAATTGCCTTGCGGTCCTTTGCTGAGTTTAGATCTAATGCTGGCATGCCAAACAGACTGTTCCAGCTGTTCTTCTGTGCTAGGTATTCTTGTAAGTTTTTCATTTAGATTGCCCTCTAAGTTGTTTGTTGCTATACATTAATTATAGCATCGTTTTGCTAGTTGTCAACCTCTAATTTGTATTAAGCCGCCAATGCGTAGGGTTTATTCCAAGTGCCTACATTGATGTCTGTGTAGTGCGACAAGTGGAAGTAGTCTGTCATCGCATCGCTCTCATCGAAGAAGTCTGGACCTTTCATTGCCGCCAACAGCTCATTGAGGAACTTGCGAGCTGTTCCTTCGTAGTGCTCATCGATCCAGTATGGGTTCACTTGGATGTAGCCGTCACGTGCATCTTGTCCAAAGTCGATCACACCGCTCTTGATGTTGACTGCTAGTGTTGAATGATGACGCACAGCAATTGAACCCTTCATGCCGTACTTGTTGAGCACTGCCTTGATCGCAGGTGCTAGCTTCTTCTTGTGGTCTTGTGATACATAAGCCATTTAGTTTGCCCTCTTTTGCTTAACTGTTATATACAGTATAGCCTCAACGGCTACACTTGTCAACCTCTTTTATTCCAAAATCAAGAATATTTGTGTAGTACTAAAGTTTGGGATACTTTCGCCCATCTCTTGGTCTGTGTTCTCTGAGACTCCGATCACCTTGATAGTATCATCAATGGCACCACTGTATGCCTGTACAGTGTCCGCGAGTTGATCAGGAGTCATGTTCTTTAGGATGTCAAGTAGTTCTGCGTAGATCATCATTATTCGCCCTCGTCGTATTCTATACTCATCGGAAAGTCATCGTACTCGTTCTCTGCCTGCTCAGTGAGCTCTTCACTCGCCGTCATAAAGTCTTCACACAGGCTGAACAAGGCTTCGTAGGCATGTCGCTCTTCACGGCCCATCTCACCGAGGAAGTCTGCGCCTTGCTTGTTCATAGCGTTGATCACTTGACGCATAGCCAGTAGGGTGTTCTCACACATACAGTAGCTCATATTTGGATAGTTGCTCATTAAGATTGCCCTCTAAGTTGTTTGTTGCTAAGTGTATATTATAACAAGGTCTGCTATAGTTGTCAACCTCTTTCACCAATAGCCTTGCACAGACTACGGAATTGTGCTATGTCCATATCTGATTTAAGATAGTTAGGCAATGTACATGTTAATTGAATATTGCCTTTAATATAACCTTTAGCATTATCAATTCTATCAACAGTACATCCTTTAGGGTTTTTATTTCCTTTGTACGTTCCGCCACGTTCAAATTCTAATGTCCACCCACTTAGCGCACACACTCCATTCTGTTGCTCTAATAGATCCATTACATAGTCAGTATCGATAGTAAACTCTAAGTTCCTGCGGCATTTAGCATCAGAACGGGTCTTTTGCAGTGTACGATTAATAAATGATCTTGCTTCTTGCATAGTGTGCCCTCTTTGCGTTGTTGATGTATGTATTATAACATAGTCTAGAGCACACTGCAAGCAAAGACCCTACAGTGTGCTCTAGTACTTTATACTACCCAGCCTACGAATGTTTCGTAATCATATACTGCTACAACTGTATCTTCACGTGTATATACAATTAATCCCCCAATGTTATCTGCAGATGCAGATTGTAATTTGTATTCTGATACAAATTGTGCAACTAATTGATCTGTGGGATCTCCCTCTGCTGCAATTATCTCATCTGCTTGTGCATTGTAATCTACAGTAGATGCTGCGGTGTTAATAAAATCTATATCGTATGTTTGCATTGTAATGTCCTTTTTAATTAAACAAATTCAAAATTAGTTGTGCGTGTGTGCAATTGCATTAACTCAGTTGCACATTGTAGCTCTGTAGTTAAAGTTTCGTAACTGAATTCAGTGCTAATAAAATCGCATTTATTTACTGCTGGGAATATAAATGTGCCTTTATCTGTTTTTTGTGTAATATTAAATGCGGCAACTATTTTGTACACTTCCTTTTTTTTGTTGTATACTAGTTTTGCACGTAATAGTGTATTAAATTGCTTTAACATAAGTTTGCCCTCTTTGTGTTACTATGCAGTTATTATAACAGCTTTCAATATCCCTGTCAAGTGGCGGGGTATTAGTTGTTGTGTGTTCGCCACGGCACTATAGTCAAAGAGATGCCCAACTAGCGAGGGCACACTAGTTGGGCATTCAGTGTTTGACAGAGCGTGAGGGACGCTATTCTATCAAACAGTTAACCACATTGCTGATCTATGCCAGCTTCTGCGTCCGAGTGTATGCCGAGGGCACGAACACACACTCTAGTCTAGCAGTTGGACGAGGGCACATCCTTCTGCTAGTTGTGAGCAACGCCGAGGGTACGAACGTTGCTCTTACAGTGTTACGGAGCGTTATACTCTCCGCATCACCGTATTCTCCGCCTAAGTTGATAAATACAATATGAATAAACCATATACATATATTATCACTTACACTAGCACAGGTGAGTTCTATATTGGCTCACGCAGTGCTAATCGTGCTTCAGCCGTTGACGACCTCTGGCACACCTACTTCACAAGTTCTAAACTCATTAACGAGCGTATCAAGTCCGAGGGCACAGACTGTTTTACGGCTCAAGTTATCGATGAGTTCGATACTCCTGAAGAAGCCTTTGTTGCTGAACAACTTATGATCAGCGAACGTATTTCTAATCCTCTCTGTCTTAATAAGACTTACCAGCTTAACGGCAAGCAAGCCTTTCTTACTACTGGCACCAATCGTTCTCACAGTGCTGAGACTCGACAAAAGATTAGCAAGTCTCTTAAAGGATGCAAGTGGGCCGGTGCCGATACTCAACTTGCTGCTCTTAAGGAGAACGCCTTTACTAAAGGAAACACTCCCTGGAACAAAGGTACTACCTATAAACATACTGCTCCTAGTCCCCTTAAAGGTCGAGTCAGTCCTAGGAAGGGTAAGACCCAACCTAGATATGACTGTCCGCATTGCGACCGTGTTATTGGCGGTATGAATAACCTTAATAAACATATCGCCAAGTACCATTCTTAACCTCTCCGCATCACAGTGTTTTCGGCATAATCGGGCCAGCGATCTGGAAAGCTCACAGCAAGGTCTGCTACCTTGAGCACAGTACGTAGGCTCAGTTCACGCAGTCGACCTTTATTAATGTCAATGAAGTCTAGGATCTCTTCTTTGACTTCATCACTCAATGCATACTTGTCCAACATGCCGTCTTGTGTGACCTGCTTGATGCGTAGTATCTTGTCCTTGTCTGAATCAATAGTCAAGTCCATGTAGTGACAGCGTGACTCAAGTGCTTCCAAGTGTTCACGTAGTTTGCCTTTGACTTTGTCGAACTTCAAGTTGGTAATGAAGATAGCACTGGCTTCGAACTTGAAGCTGTCTGGCACACCTTCGTTACGCAGTTTGAAGCTGTCAGTGTTCCAGTGGATGTAACGATTGTTCTTTGAGTCTAGAGCAGCTTTGAGGATGTTCAAGCTCAACTCGTCTGCAAAGATACTGTCGCAGTCATCAAACACCACTACCTTACCCTTGTCTGCCATCTTGTACAGCTTACAGTAAAGTCCAAGAGCACTTGTAGCACCTTTGATCACTTCGTGTGTCTTCTGTCCGCCCATGCTCTCTAATAGAGCATAACGATCCAACACTTCTTCTACACCGTGGCTCTTGCCAACGCCTGGAGGACCACTTACGATCATAGCTCGCACATCGCCCTTCTTGACTGCTTTGGTCATGTCCTTCAACATGTCAAAGCGTTCGCGGATACGCTCTACGATCTCTGCGTCTGACTCATCGCGAACTGTTGCGGCTATTTCTTCGCCAACATGTTCATAGCCTTCAGGACCTGCTACCTTGATCTTAATGTTACGGTCTGGAAACCCGTTAACTGCTGTGCCGTCTACTGTTATGTAGCCGCCTTGAGCGCCTACTTTAAATTCTTCTACTAATGGAAACACCATACCTGCAAGGTCAACTTCTTTGCCTCGAATCTTGTACGTGCCTTCTACGATCTTAATATTGCTCATCTGCATGTAGTGCTCCTCTAATGCTGTTGTTTAAGTATTAATTATAGCTTCACTTGCTGGGGATGTCAAGCTCTTTTTTCATAAACTGTGCAATTAATTTCATGTCCGCATCTGTGAAGTTTTTCTGCGTAGTGCCAAAGGTCACACCGTATCGGATCAACTTGCTGCCTACATCGCTGAGGTCATTCAGCATCTTGAAGCCTTGTTCTTTCAACTTGCCCAAGCCATGCTCTACACCGTAGTTCTCGCTGTAGTCCTGCATAGCACGTCCAATGTCTGCTAGTTGCTTGTGCTCTGTGGATATTTCGAATTTTGCTTGCATAGTGTTGCCCTCTTTGCTTTGTTTCTATATATTAATTATAGCATCGTTTTGCTAGTTGTCAACCATTATTTAAAAAATTCTTTGGTCTAGTGTTGTAGATCTGCCACATCATTGTCTACAACTTCGTCATCGTCCCAACCGTCATCACTCAGCGCAAACTCTTCATCTAATCGTTTGAACAAGTCACTGCCTTACCCGGAACAATGATACCCGACGGCAGAGTTACACCATTAACAGTGTGTGACTCATTCTCGTCATAGGTCCATTCCAATACTCGCATCATCTTGTGTTTGACCAGTAGATTAGGCGCTCGAAACGATTCAGCATCCTGGAATCCCATCATAACCCCAACTTCGGCCACAGCGCCTGAGCGGCAAATACCGGCATGACAATGAACAATCACATCCATCCTGTTTTCAAATGCATGTTGTAGTAGACCTACCAACTGTGCAGCATCTTGATCTTTGATGGCATGCACACTCATATCAGTCCATGTGCCATCACCATTGTTGGTCATGCCATCTTCTTCGATATCAAGAAATTTGAACTGATGAGTTTCTTTGAACTGATGCTGGGGGACTGGGAAATCCATGTCAGGATCTAAAATTTGGATCAGCATGCTGTTTTCGCCTATACGAATATGTCGTCCTTTGGGAACGTCACTTAGTGCTATATTTTGAATCCACGGCATGGTTGCCTCCTATATTATCTTTTACTGGCGTGTTTAATCAAATACATGGTTACTTCAGGACCTTTGATCTCAATATTGTTGTTACACCAGTTTGGCATTATACAGTTTCCTTTACGGCAGCATCGTCTACCATCTTGTTGCACATGTTCATTGTCATCATAGCCACAGTCATTGCCA